TTATTTACTTCTAATAGCAGCAATATTAATCCAATAAGGATCTACACTTCTATCCACTATAGAAATTAAAGATTGTACTATCTCTAAATTTCTAACAGTAATATCTTTAGCTTTAAGCATTGTATAAATAGCGTGTACATCATTTTTAAATTTCTTATGTTCATATTGCTTTACGCTCTTTTCTAAGTAGTATCTTATAGCTAATATTCTTTCCCTGCTAAGTTCTTTGTTTCTAATATTGTCATGAAATAATTTTTGAGTATAATTATATTTCATTTCTACCTTTAATTGCCTTATCTTACGTCTATTCATATCCTCTATCACCATTTCTGCTGTAATAACTGTTCTTGGCAATAGACTAAGTTTTCTTAATCCTAGATTTGTGAATAATTTTATTAATATTGGTAATGTTAATAATATAATGATGAAATACATAATCATCATCCTTTCATCTAATATTCATATTACTGTTTTGTATAAATCTTATCTAGCGTTTGGTATAAAATTTATCTTAAGTAATATGTAAATTAAATCGTTGGATATGGTGTTGTATTATGTATTGGGTAGACTATAGGTATATACCTACAATCTGCCCTTTTCATTTTTGATATAAATTCATTCTTCACCTTCAATAAAATAGAAGCATTATATAATAGTAGGATTTTGTAATAATAAAGAATTTATATTATTGTAAAATAAATCTAAATAAACTACATTGAAGTTTTTGCTATTGTATCTCAATCTTGCGTTTGATGGTCTTGATATTATGACTATAGGAAATGTGCCACAACACTGTTTTTGCATTTCTCCACTATTGAATAATTCCTCATACTTTTGCATCTTGCCTATAGGCGTATTATGAGTTAAATCAACTTCCAACAATACGAAAAATACATTACCATTATGCGAAAATGTAATAAATGCATCTGGTCTAATTTCTCCATCTAAAAATCTAGGCTGGTTTTTGATAGCTATTATATTAGCTTCATATTTTTTTACTTCTTTTAGAAATTCATAGACTAATAAATCATGGTTACTTATCATCTTTTCCCTAAAGTATACCTTTGCTTTTAATAGAGTACTAGCAGTGCTTTTTAGTATACTCATATCCTCTAGCTGCTTTAATCTTCTTCTGCATCCCTCATAATTACCATTGAAGTATAATTGTGTGCATTGTGGTACTGTTATTGCTTTATATTCTTCTATCCATGTTAAAACTTCTCTATCTCTATTTGTTAGCATTATTAAAATCCTCCAGTGAAATTACTCCTTTACGTGGTTTATTATTCTTAGGTTTTTCTTCTTTTATTTCAGATTCTTCTACATCGACTATCTTTGGCTGCTCAATAGAATAAATTTTATTATTAATCTTCTTAACATTAAGTATCTCTTGTTTTTCTTCATCTGAAGGTATTTTGATATCAGGAACATATTTATGCAAAACAATGTAATCTTCATCAATCCATGGTGTTTTAACCATTATATAATCGCTATTTCCATCAATAATGCATTCTCTTTCTTTTAATTTAGTCGCATCTGTGGTGTTTATGATATTTGTACTGTCTATAACGGATTTCTGCCTAAAGGTAATACGTGTCATTTGAGACTTTAAATCAGGAGGAAGGTTTGTTGCTGTGCTTCTTTGAATACAAGTTATTAAATGTATTCCCACTGATCTTCCTGCCTTTGCTATTTTCATAATATATTCCCATAAGTCAGTTTCCATAAAAAATGATAATTCTTCAATTGTAACAAATATTCTTCTCATAAATTTCTCTTTTTTATGTTTATTCCATTGAGTTATATTCCTAATACCGAATTTTTTGAATTGTTCACTGCGCCTGTCCATTTCTTTTATTAACTTTAATAGTGCCACATTACACATTTTTTCATTATAAGCCGTGTATTTAACACACTCACAGTTTTCGAAAGCACTTATTTCACTTTTGCATATTTGCAATAAATATAAGTCTATATATTTGCTACTATTGTAAATTAAGTTGGCCAATATTGAAGCTAGTAAAAATGTTTTTCCGGTTCCTGTTGCTCCACCAATTAAAATATGAGGGTCTTTATTTAAATTTACAAAGTAGTTTTGACCTTTAAAGTCTTTCCCAATGCACAATAGGTGGCTTAAGCACTTAACTGGCTCAAATTCAAACTTATTTATATCTTTATTTACTACATACATTTTTATATAATCTTCAAATCTCTCTTTTTGAATCTGAATAATTGAATTCAAATTACATTCTAAAATATTTATCTTACTTTCTAAATGTTCTACGCTTAAACCTTTTATATTCTTTAGATAACATACATACCCATAGATCTTAGTTTCTACCTTATAAATTTTAAATGTTTCTTCCTCTTTATTTTTTATTCCGGTTTTTAGCATTACTTCATTGAAATTATTTTTAAATTTCCTTTCTTCCGCTGCGTTTAAATAGTTATATAAATATACGCTTCCAACTGCTAACCCTAACTCTACAAACATTACTTATGCTCCTTATTAACATTACTATCTGTAACTTTAACTATTGCTAGCGCAATGACAGAACCATATAAAACAAATCCTTCAAATGCACCATAGCCAAATGCTCCACCTAAATGTTTGCAATTACTATATATGAAATTAAAAATCTGTAAATCTAAATTAAACATGCTCTTTCTCCCTTCTCTTATATCTTTTGGGGCAATATATTTCTCCAAGTATTTGCTTTATTTCATTTCCTCTATCTTCTAACTCGTATAATTTCTTATATAGCTCTATTTCCTTTGTAGACGTAGTTTTAAAACTTAAGTGTATTATTAAAGGCTTATCCATTTCTTGACTCCTTTTTGATTAATCTTTAGTTAAAATATATGTACGAATCAATCAAAAGTTTCCTATTACTCAAAAAAAATTTCTAAATCTAATTTTTATTTTCTAATTATAAATTTACGCAAAAAGAAGACCCTTATTCTTCAGGATCTTCTTCATAATATACTATATCATTAATATCCATATTTAATTTTCTAGCGATATTAAACAAAGTATCAATAGTTAATTTATCTTTGTTGTTCTCCAATCTACTATAGTAACTGTTTCCTATTTCTAAAAAACTCGCAAAATCTTTTTGTTTCTTATATCCTAGCTTTAATCTTATTTCTAGCAATCTATTTTTTACTCCCATAATACCACCTCTATATAATTGTAATTTAATTACAATTATATAGCAAATAATATTCTAATTTTTTTCAGCTTTCTAAATTACTTAGAGCATATTGTGCTTCTTCTTCAGTAAATTTTTCTCCGTAATCCGATACTAGTTGGTCATATATAGCACTTTTAGACATGTTCATTTGATCTTGGTAAAATTTAGCTTTAGCTAATGCATTCTTTTTCCAATCTGCTTTTACATTATCGGCAGCGTACTGTGCCGCTTCTTTAGGAAATTGTTCTCCGTAATCTGATGTTAATTGATCATATAAGCCTTTTTTAGATAAATACATTTGATTAGCATAAAGATCTGCTTTTTTTAATGCTGATTGATATTCTTTAGGTACATTATCTTTTGTATCCTTTGCAGTATCTTTTTCCTTTTCCTGTTTAGGTTCATCTTTGCTTATATCAGTAGTTGATGTACTAGCAGTTTCTTTAGTTCCATCTGTTGCATTCTTGCCTTTGTTTCCTCCCGATGTCAGAGCACTTATTATCACTATCAGAACAGTTAATATAAACCACCATCTTTTAAAAATAGTTTTTTTATTTTTTGCTCCACAACTTGGACATATTTTGGCACTTGTAGCTATTTCTGCTCCGCACGTTTTACAGTTTATCATTTTCGCCATTATTATCCCCCCATTGTTTACATTTATATTACAATTGTATATTATTTCACATTTTTGTCAATTATTCATTTTTATCAAAATAAAGCCTATATAATGGTAAAAACTACAAATTATTTAATCCTCTTGATTTTTAACCTCAATTTAAGTTATAATATTCTTGCAAAATGGACTGGTGGTGGCTTCGGCTGCTGCCTTTTTAATACAAAAAAATAAAGGATAACAAACAAGATTCATCCTGTCTATTATCCTTTAAAAATACTTATCGAGCTTGTAAAAATTCCTCATAGTTTTCTATTTTATCCTCTCTTTTGGTTTCTTTTAACCAGATATCGTATTTTGATATTATTTCTTCTACAGTTTTTAAATTTAACTTATTCTTTCTTTTTCTTTTATATTCTGCATACATAGTAATTTTAATTAAGTTCCCCATTAATTTCACCCTTTTCTTCTTCAATTAATATACTTATATTATAATTGATAACATTTATCAATTCAAGCATAAAAATAAAGGGCACAGAATTACTCCCATGCCCCAAAACTATTTTTAACTTATGCATTTTTTATTTTATCAAGTGGAAAATACTTTCCCGGACACTCTGAACTTCCTTTTTCTCTATGCCCGTATACTGGCATATTACCATACTTATTGCATAGATAAGCCTTGAATTGGCACCAAGAATTATATTGAGCTTCTGGCATTTGCGTCCTTGTATCATAATTACCTTCAAATGCTATCCCAAGTGAATTAGTGTTAGCTCCCTGACAATGAGCACCAATAGCATTTGAAGGTCTGCCTTTATAGACACTACCGTCTAATCTAATATAATAATGATATCCAATACCTGCCCATCCATTTTCATTTTTATGCATATTGTGAATCATTTCAACAGTCCAGTTAGGTCCTTCTGCTTCTATATGATGAACAATTAATATATTAGGATTGTTTGTCATGTTCATACTTCCAAAATCAAGACCTACATCTATACAATTGAATGTTGTATTTTTTATCCACTTTCCGTTGCTATCGAAAGAGTAATTTTTGCCATCTATGAGTATTGTGCAATCTGTATAGGTATATCCCTTGTCTATATCTAGATAATACCAATTAGTATCGTTATCTTGAAACCATCCTATAAGCATAGCTCCATCATTACCTACTCTATACCATTTTCCTTTCCAAAGAATCCACTTATCTGCTGCCATAGCACAAGTATCTTTTTCTAAGTAGTACCATTTGTTTTTATACTGTATCCAATCTCCATCTACTGCATATCCTTCATTATTAAAGTAATACCAGGATTCCTTAATTTGTTTCCAGCATTCTTCATAATAGGTATTACCATCTTCAGAATACCACCATCCTTTATCATTTTTATTCCAACCGACTTTATAAATCTTAACTTCTGGAACCTTAACATTCTTTATATCTTCTAAAGCCCATAGCTCTTTGATAATATTAGAATCTATATCTAGATAATATTTCCCTTGGTCACCATTCCAATCTCCCCAGCTATTAATTAAAATTAGTGCATCTTCTTTATAACCAATACAAAGCATAGCATGAGATCCTTGTTTATTACCACTAGGCACACTTGGAATAATTCCCTTATTGGTGTCAGCTTCATAAAAATTAGAATAGACATAACAAGTTAACAATATTGGTTTTTTATATTTGACTAGGTATTCTTTGATGTCTTCTTTAGATAAAGATATGTAAGCTAAGGATTTATGATCGTCTGCCTCATCTAACAATTTTTCTTTATTGTATTTATCTAATGTTGTAACTATGGATGGATATTCTTCATTTACTGGAAAAGATGTTTTTTTGCAATCTCCAAATTTAACAAGATTCCTCAAAGCTTCTCTAGTAACCATCCCAGTTCCTTTATAGTCATTTTCTTGTCTATTAGCATAGATAAACCCAACTGAATACATATCATTACTACTTACTGCATCTATATATGATTTCATTTCACTTAATGCATGTGCAACACAGCTTCCCACTTGACCTTGACACAATATTGGATAATCATAGTCCAATATAAATTCCTCCGGAATATCTATTTTTTCACTTGAACTTGAAATCATTGAGTAATCATAATCTCTTAAATCTACAGGCGAATCTATTACGCCTAATATATAATTTTTATCATCCATCTATATCATTTCCTCTCTATAAAAATAAAAGAGCAGCCATTAGGCCACTCTAAAATTAAGCTTGTACTATTGTTCCTGTTACTGCAGTTTGAATTGCTGCTAATTGTGCTTTTAATTGTGCATTTTCTAATAATATTGCTTCAGCATCTACTGTTGTAGTGTTAGCTTCACTTTCTTTATCACTTAAAGTTGCTTCACTATCTGCTACACTGTCTTGACTATTTTCTGTAATTACACCATTTATGCCTGTAGTAGAATCCTCTGTTTTAATTTCTTCTTTAGTTTCATTCATTTGATTAATAGCTTGTATAGTTGCATTAGAAACAACTTTATCTGATATACCTGTTGTGCTAGTATCTACTACAATTCCTAACATTGTTAATATAGTTAATATTGAGTTAACTATATCAGCATAATTACTAGGAATTATGTCTTTAAATCCTAGCTGTTGAATTAGTAATACAATTGCTCCCACCATTGCAAGTATAAACGCTTTGTTTCTGAATCTTGATTTTAAATCTAATGTTATCATTTTATATACCACCTTTTCTATTTATTATTCTTTTTCATTTTTTTCAAATAATTCGTTAATTCTTTTATGTGCTGATTTTGTACTTTCTTCTACTCTAATAATCTTTTCATTCATGAGTTCCATTTTTCCCTCTTGCGCTTCCATTTTAACTTGAATATTATTAACACCTTGTGATATAAAATCTAATTTAGCACCCATGATAGCTCCTTCTTTAGTTTCAGCTCTTATGGAGTTACTTTTGTTTAGCTGAAATGTTGCATAGCTGATAATAACTCCAAGTAGTGTACATATTAATGCAATACTAATTGTCTCCATAGCAAACCTTCTTTCAATTTTCGTATAAAAATAAGCCTTATCTTTGAGGCTTTCTTTTTCGAATTATATAAATTATAGTTCCAATAATTATAATGAATACACATATAGTAATTAAATCTGGAATTATAGATTTTACTCCAGTATAGGCAGGAGCAACTACATTTGAATTATCTACTATATAGGTTCTGTGTTCTGGTGTTAGTGCCCTATACATCCAGTAATTACTCCAAAAACTACTACCACCATTATCAACATTATAGTAGTAATTATTACTTACTGAGTGACTACTATAACTGCTTGGAATTCTACTCAAAGCTTTAGAATTTGTATTAACTGATTTTGTTGAACTTTTTGTTGAACTAGTAGTCGAATTTGATTTTGTACTTGCCGTTGTAGTACTCTTACTAGTACTACTTGTGCTAGAACTTTTTGAAGTTTTTGAACTACTGCTAAAGCTTCCACTTTTAAATCCACTTCCACTTGCTTTAGATACTGTTGAATGCGACGTTGAAGCATGACTTGAACTTGCATGAGCTGTTGCACCTTTTGCAAATGCTGGCTGTTCTAAAATAACTACAGAAACAATAACCACTATTAACAATAAATTTAACTGTTTCAGTTTCTTCAACTTTATAACCTTCTCTCTGATTCTTTCATAAAAACGAGCATAAAAAAGACTTCCAAAAGCCCTTAGATAGGTTTGTGCTTATTATCACGTACTAAATTCTCTATAATTTCAGTTACTTTAGCCTTAGCTGCATTTTCAATTAATTCAGTACTTACATTAGAATCTAGCCTTTCATATTCTCCCTCTTTAAACTGGATTCCGGTATCATATCCTTCGCCACCATCATGGCAATTTTGATGATATTCACCAGTGTAATATATTTCTCCACTAAATTTTTGAATAGTGCAAATAGTTACAATTTCACCATTGCCAATAACATTTTCTTTCCCTTCGCCTTGTAATACTACTTTTACTTTGTCATCAATGTTTAATAAATTTTTCATTTCTTTTTCCCTCTTTCTTTATAAAATAAGCAATAAAAAAACGCCTTATAATTAGCGTTGATCTATTGCTTGTAATTTTTAATTATTTACTACATCCATTTTTCCTATGATGCAGTATTTTCTATAGGTGCATCTTCCATAACTCCTATGTCTACAAGAACTAATTTTACTTGTTCTTGTAAATTTAAGAGATTAGGAACATCTTTATATTCGTAAGTACCTCCTACTATTAATGTAACCCATACCTTTACACATCCGCTATTCTTGTTAAATTGCATATTAAACACTCTCCTTAAAATTAAATTTATTACATTAAGCATTGGTATTTCCCATTGCTACTATACTTGTTAATTCTGCATTTGCTTGCGCTAAGTTATTTACTTGTTCTTTTAAAAGCTCTAATTCTGATTTTGGTATATCTTCAAATATTGGTCTATTGGGTGAAATACTAGTATCTACCTTTTTTATTTGTTTTCCATCAGGTATATCTTCTATAATTATTTCACAACTTTCATTAGCATTACTTTGCGCAAATATTATATTTCCTTCTGTGTCATATACAATTAAAGTTTTCATAAAAAATCATCTCCTTGAAATTAATTTTATTATTAATAATTTTTATCCAATCGCATAATAATTGGCATTAGTAACATTCCTCCCTCCTCCTTCTATAGTAAAACCCGTTGGAGTTATGACTGGTATATTTGCAAATAACGATGAAGCATTGCCATACCACGTTTCATAAGAACCGCCATAGTATGTAAGATGCTTATTTACTATCGGACTAGAAATACATAACCCCACATTATTTAAAGATACTATAACTACTTTTGGTGAGAATCCTAAGTTTACGGTTGTAATTTGTCCTGCAGTCATACTTATGGTTCCTGACGCTATGCTAAGTGGAAATTGATTTCCTGTAATTTTATTACCATTAACCCACGCAGTAAACCCTGATAATATTTGCGATTCCGTCGCGGTTGCATCTGCTGTATCAACTACGCTAGATTTTCCTTGTACTCCACAAATATTTGTGCCTGCTTTTATATTTCCAGATACAATATTAGAATCAATTTGTGTTGCACTCGCCCATATTTCAGGGTATCCCTGCCCGTTGTTGTTTAAATAAGCACCATAGGGTATTCTAAAATATTTATTAGTGCCATTGCTTCCTACATTTATCACATTCACCAGTGCTGGTTGGTTTTTCAATGTTCCCTGTATGCCAGTGTCAGAATCATTACTAAAAGTATCTGTTTCTAATACATGTCCAGCAATGACACTACCTTCTGCACTAGCTTTGATAAAAAAACAGTCGCCAGTTGAGTTATACCAAACTGTATACGCCTTTCCTGATATTAGGTTTGGTGATGTTGTTGTTCCTGGTTTATATAATTTTTTTCCATTTATAGTGGTTGCAGCTCCCCCATTGTTTGCACTTGCTATAAACGTTATTGGATATCCATTTACTAACGTTCCTTTGATTGCAAGTGTTATTGCTGTAGCTGAACCTCCTGCCGTTTGATACACCATATCTGACAAGTGCGTATCTATTGAATCTAAAGCGCTTTGTAATCCATCTACATTAGCTATAATGTGATTATGGCTATCATCTGCTACAGTAGCTGTTATCGATATATTTCCTGAGCCATCGAAGTTAGCTGAACCAGTAACATCTCCAGCTAATGCTATATTTCTAGGTGTCTGTAGCTTAGTTGCTGTTCCAGCATTTCCACTTACACTTGTTTTATTAGCTACTGTTATAGTTACAAAAGCAGTATTAGCAATTTTGGTACTATTATCTCCTGCAGCTTGAGTTGGTGCCGTTGGTGTTCCTGTTAACCCAGGAGAATCTAGCGGAGCTTTAAGAGGTAATGCTGAGTTAATTTCTTTTAGCTTTGTATCTATAATATCAGCATTACCATTAAAATCATCTATATTTACAACATCAGTTCCTTCTGGCTTTTTCAATCCATAATTTGTTGTTGTTAACATTTAATCAGCCCTTTCTATTCATAAACTTTTAACTCATCCCATGTCTTCAATTTTGCATTGTTACACGTCAATTTATTTTCTTTTAATACATTCCAAACGGTATAAGTATATTTAATCGTGTATCCTAAATGTGCAGGTTTAATATTTTCAAGCATATCCTTAAATAACTGCATGTTTTTTGGTATCCCCTTAACTCCAACAAATCGAACTACAAAAGCATAGTTAGGATTATCTTGTATTATGTTTACTTCGCCCCCAGAAAAAGTTTCAGCTACATTTTTAATCATCTGTTTAGTTGTTGTACCTTGTCCTCTTTTCTTGGCCTTAAGTACTTCTCGCCTTTGTTCATATCCTAAAGATAAATTGATTTCAATTCCATATTCTTTTTCCCAGTAGCTAAGCCCCCATGTTGCAGTATCTATCCAAAGTTGATTCTTTATATCCTTAATTTTATAATTTAATCTTCCAAGCTCCAGCGAATTAGAATGTTCTAATTCCTTCATAACTTTAGATGTAATATAATAATCAGGCATATATCGCATAAGATCAGGTGATATTAGCTTTATCTCATCTATGTTATCTTCTTCATTAATGCCATATTGGGTTGTACCATAATTCATACTATACCCCCTTTAAATCATTCCATTGTACTATTCCTTTTATTGAAGAAGCTTTAATCGCTACCAATTGAGAATCCACATAAGATGTAAAATAAGTAGGAAATGCTGTTGTTACAGTTCCATTATAATAATTTATATTGTATTGCCTTCGCATAGTAGTTTGAGGATATATCTGACATTCATCCCACGAACTTATTTTCATCCATAATTCTATACCATCAACTGTACTACTTATAGATATAGTTCCTGCTCTAAAATAATTTACAATTACCATACCATTTGTAGTTAATGGAAATACATCTACCTTTACATTCGCGATCTTATAATCATTTCCACATGATGCCGTGACCATTACTAATGCTATTTTATTACTACGACAAGATATTATAAAACATTCGGCAACATCCGCATAAGTTCCAGTTATAGTAATAGAAAATATTTTTGAATAATTTGTAATTCCAGAGCCTTCAGCATGTTTATACATAGATGTCCATTTATTAGCGCCAAGACTTTCTGGAGTGAGATTAATATCACTAGCGCCATCAAAAGCAAAACCATTAATCTTTCTGGCTGTAGCTAACTTTTCCGCCTTATCTACCACTCCATCATTATTAGTATCATATGCGCTTTTAAGCATATCACCATATCCAGAATTAGATATTTCGTCTTTAGTTGCAAATTTTGCATTTGCTTCTGATTCTGTATAATATCTATCATCATGAGTATGAAGTTTTGGAGCTTGACTATTGACACCAGAACTATCAAGCGTGGCCACTCCACTAGCAGCTCCCATTTCACTTCTTTTTACTTGAGGGTCATTAGTTACATTACCCAATCCAACATCAGACTTAGTTGTTCCATGTGGATTAGTTCCACTGGGATGTGTGTAAACTGTTTTTTCAGCACCATCTATCTTTATGTTTCCATTAGTTGTACTTACTTCAACTTTGTTAGCATTACTGCTAATCCCATCAATTTTACCTTTATAGTTATTATCAAAATCATTTGTAGATAAACTCTTTCCAGTTATTTTATCTACCTTATTACTCACAGTATTCCATAAGGTTCTCTCATCACTTGTAATATGTTTAACACTATCACTAATATGAGTGTAAGCAGCATTCCAATATCCAATTAATGTAGCTGTTATTCCATCTATTACAGATTTATTTCCATGCTCATGCTTCTTATTATTTGTATCTGCTAAATTTGCTTTTTCTGTATCTGTATAATCATTGGTGCTAAGTCCCTTTCCTGAAACTTTATCAACTTTACCAGCTAACATTGTAGTCATAGTCGTAGCAAAATTAGGATCATTTCCAAGCGCATCTGCGATTTCTTTAAATGTATCTAAAACATTAGGAGCGTTATTTATTAATTCTGATATCTTTTGTAATACTTCATCCTTTGTATAAACTTTATCTTTTGTATATCTATTAGCTAATTCTGTATCTATAGAACTTTCTTTAGCTTTAGCTCTGTTTATCTCCAAATCTAGATTAGTCGTTAAGATAGATTCAGTATTTTTTGCTCTATAAATCTCAGAATTCAAGTTAATTGTTAACGTATTTTCTGAACTCTTTGCTCTTGATGTTTCTGTATTTAAATTGTCAGTTAGCACTTTTTCAGCATTAGTAGCTCTATTAATTTCATTATTAAGATTTTCTTGGGTTTCAACAACTGCATCCTGAAGTTTATTAACATCTTCTGCTTCAACTTGATCTCCTAATGTTTCATAGCTTATATAAATCGGGCTTACATTAGAGTAAATTTTAATTATTGTTTTCCATGGAGTTAATGATGGAGTTGATGTAAAATATGCTTCAATCTTATTTCCCGTAAGTTTACTTCCTGTATAAACATTCAATGTCTTTAGATTTACATTATCATGTTGTAGCTCTGATTCATAAACGCCATTTAATACTTCAACAACTTCCTCAATTACATATATATTATTTTCAAGTTTATTGAGCTTATCATGGAATTGAGTTACATTCAAATCACATCACCCCCAAATTTACATTCCCCATTACCGCAATTTCTTCATCAGCTAAATTAATATTTGCTGTTGTACCATTAATTTTTAAATTAGAATAATCCATAACCCCTTCAGTGCTTAACAATATTTTTCCTATCTTTGCTATACTTATATATGAAGCATTAAATGAAATACTTTGCAAATACTCTATTATCAATGCCTTAAAAGTTGTTTGTATTACTCCAAGATTAAATCCACTAGTTATGCTGACATTTGCAGTTATATTTATAGCTTTTTCAATCGCTGAAACAACTGTTACAGTAGCCCCAATCGGTGCTTGTCCTTCACCCATTCCATCAACTGGATCGATATAATTTTTAACGCTATCCACTAATGTTTTATCAGCTCCAGTCTTATTAGCATTTATAATAACGACTTTTACAGTTCCATTTCCTGCCCAAAGTGGTACAACTCTTGCATCTCCAACGCCTGTTACCTCTAATGCCCAATTTCTATAATGATATTTATTTCCAGACGTTGCAGGAGTCTGAATTTTAGCATAATATCTTTTTCTTAACTCTTCATCTGTCTCCTCATTATATCCATTAGAAATAGCTTCTTTATTAATTACTTTTTGCAGTCCTGAAAGTGTCTTTGGGAAATATTTAATAGCTCCAACTGGTATATTACCTACTTCACCGTACTTTGCACATTTTACTGAAACATCTATAATTCCACTTTCAGGTATAACCAATGTTTCTGTAAATTCAAAGCTAACACTATCACTAGCTACGAGTTCACCTTTATTTATAGGGGAACCAACCACTCCAGTAATTGTGACTTTTCCAATAGATTGAGTTGTTAATTTACGTGTTAATCCAACATCTTTTACTACTTTATCAAGATCCTTTCCAGTCGCTGCTTCTGCAAATCTCTTATCTAATAAGCTTTCAATTTCTGTGTATGCATTTTCTAATTCAATAGCAACTGGTTTCTCAGCATCATACATGAACTCGCCTTTGCCTTTGTTATATTCATTACTTATATTGCTAAGCAATCTAGCTTGTATAACATCTCTGGAATCACTCAACTATATCACCACACTTTCTGTACTAGTTCCATATATGCTTATAACATCAAACTTACAATTCAAAAGCATTTTATCTCGTATGAATACAAAATTATTTACAGCTTTAATATCTGAATTTTTCAATAATGCTTCTATCACAATTGTTTCGACTTGTGCCTGTATATATGCAAGTGGATATTTACTAGTAATAATCTCTAGTAAGGCCACTCCATACTTTTCTAGCTCATCACTATTGTAAATTTTATATTTATTCTTTTCAGTCTTTAATACTTTTTGTATCCATTGCTTAAGCGCATCATATCCAGTTAACATTTTAACTTTACCATCCTTAACCACAAAATCTCCTGTTTCAAAACTAAAACTTGGAGACTTACCTCTGCTATTTACATTACTATCCAGATTATTATTTAATTGAACGTTTATTCTTGTTGCATCTTGATTCGGAAACATTCATTTCACCTCACTTTATACCTTGTCAAAAGCTATAAAATATTTCTTATTCAATGGAAAACATAACACTTCATCACCTATATTTAAATTCCTTATAATGGAAAAAGCTTGTGATTCTCCATTGATGACAATTGATCCTGCTATTGTCTTAAGAGTTTCACAAACTTTTAAATTTTGACCTTCTGTAAAATACGCTGCTCCATTAGATATTGAAATTTTTAAAGGATTTAAAGAAACTACTTGTCCAGTTTGAAATTGAGGTGGATCTACATTATTTCTATCATTAAACATTTTCGAAAATCCAACTCTATAATCATCCATAATATCACCTACCAAGTTATTGTCATATTTACTTTATGCATTCCTTTAACCAGTGTATGTTGTGCATTTTTTATTTTATAGTAATCATTAAGCCTACGTCCTGCATGTATATAAATTAAGCGGTTAGCCTTAATAGTATCGCCGCCGCTTACTGCTACAACTTCAAAAGTTGATTGATATTCTATTTTATTGCTGCTTGCTAAAGCATTATCAGCCATATTTTGAGCCTGTGCTATATTCTTATCATCTACACTTATTACATCAGTTAAAACGCCATAGAAATTTTGTTTACTTGTATCTTGCGCAGTCGCCTGTATTACGGTACTATTCTCATTCCCACTGATTACAACTACAACATTTTTCATATTTTCCATGCTGGCCTCAATATTAATTTCTTTAGGTAAAATAATATTAGGTGATATTTTCATCTCAGCAATATCATATACATGTGTTGTTATTCCCTGAATTTCTTTAAAATAAGTTGTACCTTGATCTTGTGAAGCTTGCTTTAAGATATCTTCAATAATACTATCTCTATTTGTATTTGAATAATATTGATCTATACTTGTAGGAATATTAACTACTTCGCCTGTTAGATAAGCTTCACTTAATAATTGATTAATTGCCTCACTAGCTGCTATTCCATTAAATTGTTTAATAGGTATCTTATCATTTTTTAAATAGAAACTATAATCTTGGCATGTATACGACCAAGTCCATCTTTTTTGAATTGGTTTTAATGTAATTCCCCTAAAGATTTCTATGTCATCATTGAAAAGATGTACCACAGTTCCAGTTAATATTTCTTTTATACTATCGAAACTTAATTGAGTTCCAAGACTATCCGAATCACTATTCCATGTAATATTATCGCTATCATTTATTATATTTATCCCATTAACCATCAGCCTGTACATACTGTCACCATCCTTAAACCAATGATCCATCATCATTAAAAGTATAATCTACTCCGTCAATCGTTGCAGTTCCACCGAACCACATTGCACCGTCAGATCCGAAATAATACCACTTATCTTGGTATAATAACCAGTCATTACGTATCATCATACAATTATCTTTAAAATAGTACCAATATACTCCATCTTGAAGCCATGATGATTGTTTTGCATATCCATCTGGCTGAAAACTATACCATTCGTTATCAATTAGCTGCCAGCATCCTTGATAATACTTTCCGCTATTATCATATACATACCACCATCCAGTAGAATCCTGTTGCCATCCTATAGTAGTTGAAGTATTTGTTAAAGTGGTGTTATATTCCCTCCATTGCTTAAGTTCTAAGCTATATTTATAATCACCATTTTTCATTATTGGGTGTTCGAATTTTTCAATACTAAATGTATCATTTATATAATTACCATCTTTTGTAGTAATAAGAAGTCTAATCGGTTCTGTATTGGTTTTAGCATCTTCAATCAAATCAATTATTTCTTTTCCATTCACCTTACTTTTACAATAATAATATTTGCTTGCATCATATGGCAGCCAATCATCCCATGAGCCTTGCAATAATCCTTTTTTTTCAATAAAATTGTATGGTATATCCCAATAAGTCTCGAATTCTTCATTCTTACTCTCGCTAGAAAAGGCTGGTAATTCCTTAGGTATTGTAGGAAATTGTAATACTTTTGTTCTATTATAATCACTTACATATATATTATATCCACTCATATACAACCTCCATCTTTAATCTTTAGAATTCGCCATTCCTAATTGTATTTGATTATAAAAATGTTGACCTATTTGATCTGCAAATTCTTCATTTCCTATCATATTTCCTTGTACTATTATATACACATTCATCCCATTATTGCCGTTTCCATTTAAGATTTTATTTGTTTGACCTGCTGGAATAACTTTTGAGCCACTTGGTAATATTGCCATTTCTCCATCACCATATTCATTCATTCTGGTAGGCCCGCCTGGCCAATAGTGTGTTCCTGTTGCATTAGTTTTAGTGATTCCCCAAGGGTTAAATATTGGTTTATCTGCATCCACTGTGTCGGCATTTTGTGCATTTTGAGTTATATTTACTGTTTTATCAGCAAAATCCGCTCCATTCCACCACTCCCAGAATCCTTTTAATTTATCCCAGGCCCATTGAACAGAATTACAAATATCATCCCAATGCTTAGCTATCTCATAAATAACATTCACAAATGGAATGCACTCTAAAATAAATGAAGCAATTGGATTGTTTTTAAGAAAATCCCAGGCTTTACTTATCCATTGGCAAATATCCTGCCAATGTTTAACTACTTCGTAGATGACAAATCCTAAAGCTGCTATTGCAAGTGTCACGGCTCCAACCGGATTTGCATCCATAGCTACGGTTACAGCCCATATTGCACCTTCCCATATGCTAGTTGCATTCACAATTCCCCATATAATTAATTCAATTGTTTCCCATGCCGATGCTGTAATTGTTGTAATAGCTATCCATGTATTAACTGCTATAATCGCTAATTTCCATGCTACAACAGCTCCCGTAACTCCTTCTACTATCGGTCCTATTGTAGGCCAATTATCTTTAACATAATTTACAACTCCTGTCGCTCTATCTATAATGTCCTTTATTGCATCGCCAACAGAATTCCAGCTATCTGGCTTAATCGAATCAAAAGCAGGTGCGACACTATCATATATTGTTTTAGCTAAATCTCCAATGGAAGTACCTAAGTTTGAAACCGAAGGCAATACTTTATCTAATATAGAACCACTAATGTTTAAAAAATTATTAGTAATACCAGAAACGGTATCTTTTACTCCTGGTATTTTGTTCTTAAACCAATTAGCAAAGTCATTCAATCTCGGTAATACTTCATCAGATATCGGAATTAAAATACTCGTCTGAATATTACGTTTTATTCCTTCGAGTGCACTTCCTATATCATCATATTTAATATCTTTAATTTGATTCATTGTGTCATATGTTGCACTAAAATTATCTCCAATATATCCTAATTGTGTTACAACTTTAGGGCCTAAGTCTTCCCACATGGTACCAAATAAATCTACGCCAACGATGCTCTGCTTTACAGGATCATTCATATCACCTATTGCCTTTGTAACCTGAAAAAATGCTTCTTTAGCAGTTTCACCTCCAGCTCCAAACTTTTTGGCCATTTCATCTGCATTTAATCCAAGTTTACTGAATCCATCTATTGTAGTATTACTTCCATCAATTGCCCTTATGCTAAATTCTTTTACTGCATCTCCTATTTTATCTAGATTAAATGCACCACTTTGTACACCACTATCAAAAATATTAAACATATCTTCAGCATTTAATCCAAGTTTATTAAATTGCACAGAATATTCATTAATACTATCTATTAATTCTCCACTAAAATTCAATCCATCCTGTTGCCCTTGTGCAATAAGGTTATACGCTTCATTTCCATCTATACCAAATTGTTTCATTAATGTATTTGCACTTCTTACAGACTCACTAACGTCATATCCAAATGTATCTCTTAACGCAATTGCATCTTCAGTTAAATCTTTTAAATCATCACCACTAGCACCTGTTTGTTGCCTTACGCCTTTAATGGCTTCTCCAATCTCATCAAAGTTTTCTCCGAAATTATCATTATAAATATCAAGCATGGTATCACGCATACTCCCTAATGCATCGTCACTTATTCCGGTTGCTGCTTGAATACCATTTAAAGATTTTTGAAGTTCATTGCCAAAAGTAACTGTTTCAATAATTCCTTCTTTCATTTGTCCCCAAATGTCCATACCTGCACCAAATCCAATACCTCTTAATACAGATTGTCCAATAGTATCATATGCATCGGAAACAGTTTTTTTCATATTCAAAGCTTGATCTTCAGTATTTTTCATTCCATTTCTAAAAGATTGTGTATTTTTAGCTATATTTTGAATTGTATCACTGAAATTATCTTTTAAATTTAAAATCGTACTAATTACTTTTGAAGCCAAATTATCACATCCTTATTATTTTTTTGGTGGTTTGGCATTCATTAATTCATTTTTATAAAGAACATATTCTTTTAAAATCTCCTTTTGAGTTTCAGGAAGATTCCATAAATATTCGAGGGAATGGCCGCATTCAAAGAAATAACAGAGCCAAAATAGTGGCCCTATATCTCCTCTGTCATTCCCTCTTATGAGTTTTTTATTTTTTTCTTAGTCTTTTTGCCATCTCCGAAAGTATCTTTGATTTGATTTGCTATATTAGGTAAATTTTCAACTCCAAAAGCTTTAACAGCTGCATCAAATGGATCTTGTATTCCCCATGCTTTATGCAATTCTGTATTTTGTAAAAATGGGCATGAAAAGTAAATAAATTCTTTTGCTGCTTCGGTTATGGATCTTAAATTTGTTCCTATAATCTCTTCTTCTTTATTCATTTTTATCGCATTTGCCTGTGCATTTAAAAATTCTAAGAGATTATCTTCTGATGGCTTAATAAATGTTATTAAACCGAATCCATCTATTGGAATATCCATCTCTTTCTTTTTTCTTGATTCTCTTTCTAATCCTTGATTTATAAATTCTTCTAAAGACAGCTTCTTTAATTTCTTTTCTTCCTGTTTTTCTTCATTTTTTTTAAAATTTTCATTCATAATAAATTCCTCCAAATATTCATATTAAAATTAAAAGATGCTTAATTAAAAACATCTTAAATAGTTTCAATTGGATCAAAGTCTCCAAAATTAAAAGGAAACTCTTCTTCAATATTTTTTTTAGATTCAAAGCCAACAAGCATAAATTCAGTTATTACAACACCTTCTATACTTGCTTTTTCGCTTTTTCCGGTAGCTTTGTCAGTTAAACTAGATATTAATTTAATTTCTGGCATAACTCCAGTTTTATATGCATCAGCACAAATTTTCCATATTGTACTGTCTACTTTTTTAACAGTAATAGTTCCTTCACCACTCCATCCATTAAATCTGCTATATGTGGCATCGTCTCCACAAAAATCAATACTATCAAAATTCCCTTTTACTTTAGCCTCTATTTTACTTAAATTGGCTAACAAATTACCGTTAAACCATAAGTTTCCACTACTGCCTGTTAAAACTTTATTGGCTAATGCTTGACTTCCCATAACATACTACCTCCCTCTACGCTAAATTAATTGCAAATTTCAAATCAACCATACTTTGTAATACTTTTACATTTGCAGTTAAGAATAAACTTCTTTTAAAAGTGCTTCGTCTAACTTGCAAATCTGTCCAGTCTTTAGCTTCTGAAGTGCCATTATCAATCCAAGCTTGTCTTTGTCTTTCCACGTCAATATCTGCTCTGTTGTCATATTCTCCATCAAGCACGTCAGTTCCATCTGCTGATAACTCTTTAAAATAGCCATTGACCGCAGAAATAAATAAAATTTGATTGTCATATTTATTCTTATATCCACCGCCTAAGTAATCTTCTTTAAATGTAGTTGATATATCATCTTGCATAAGATCCATTGCTTCAACAACTTCTATTTCCTTCATATCTTCTGTTATAGTAGCTCCATTTGTAGTTATCAGTGAATTAATTCCACGTGCGATCCTTACATAAGCACCATCATTAATTAAAATAAACTTGCCAGCTCCAAGAGCCTCGTTTCTATCCTCGACCTCAGTAACTTTACTAAGGTTTGTACATTTGAAATAATTACAACCTTGACTAATATTGCATTTAGATAATATTCCTATTAAACTTGGACAATAGTGTACTCCTTCGACTTCTCCTCTCGTAGTATCTGAAAAAGTCACATGCTGATTTACAAAATTAACTATATGTTTTTCATCTGGTGCAGTTGTAACATTAAAAACTACAGCCTTATAAGTCTTCTTTTCCATTGTTGATTTAGTTTTTATCCAACCTGATAATGTAGTAAAATCTTCTGCTGAACCATTACCAATAGTAATCCATCCAGTTGCAACATTCTGAGAAATAACATTTAATGCATCTGTGATAGTTGGAGCTGTTACTCCTTCTTCTGTTGTAGCATTAATACGAACAATACATACTTTATATGGTGCAAATGTGAATATATCTTCAATATATTTATAATTGGCTTCTGTGTAATCAGCTTCTTTAACATCAGTAATTATGTCATATTCTTTATAGTCAAATGTCTTAACGGTATCATCCCTAATAATAAGGATAGCATAACCTCTCTCGCTACGATCAACAAGTGAGTTTGCCTTTTGCTTAAAGCTTACATCTATGTTTGGCATTTCTACTGTCATTAATCATCACTCCTATTCTTCTAGATTTAAATTGAATTTTAATTCTTCCACCGGTTCTAAATTTGAATCATCATAAATTTCTTCAAGAGAATACAACTCAAAAGTAACCTGTAATACACCATCAGTTGTACTGCACTGTATCTCTTCATCTTCAGCAATTGGCATATAAAACATATCTGTTACTTTTACATCTTCTAAAAATGCATTCTCCAGTAAATCCTGCATTGATAAATTATCTGATTTTGTCTGATTCCTATCTTTAGCAAAAAAATAAATCCTTACTGGAAGGACTCTCTCTTTTAGTTGACTATTAAATTTTCCTGAATGTGTAGTATCAAATGTAATTTTTATAGATGGTCTTATGACATTTATATAAGATCCATCTGATTCTTTTTCAAAAGCTTCTTTACTATCTAGTGATATTATATCAATATCTTTAAATTCGCTCTTTACCAATGCAGATTTAATAGTGTTATTTATGGCTTTATTTATTTGTTTCAATGTAATCATATTACAGCCCCTTTATAAATACTTCATGTAACCATTCTTCAACATCTGAATAATAACCACTTTCAAATGCCTTGGCTGCCTCTTCCATAAAATGAAATCCTGGAATAAATTTTTCTTCTCCTGTTTGTTTCTTTTTTTGACCTTTAGCAACTTTTTTATGTGGTGTCCACATATATCCATCATTAAGCAAATGAGCATGTGGACTATTGTTAAAAGCTCTTGCAGACCAAACACCTCTATATTTATAGGCTTTACCTGATTTAAAGCCTTTAAGCAAGTTTCCTGTTTCTTCGCCTATTCCTTTGCTTTTAAAAACAGCTTTATTTTTCTTATTAAGTTTGTTAGCTTCTTTCTTTACAAATTTTCTGCTCTCTTTCGGCATAGTATCATTAGCTTTTTCAGTTAATTTTTTTTCGAACTTAGTTAGTTCACTAAAATCAAATCCATCAGCCATAACATTACCCTCCTATAATCTCTTCACAAAAAATTTCTAAAAATTCACGTGCAAAATATGGATCAAGTATATATTTAATATCAAATCTATGCTTTATATTACCTTCCTTAAAAATGAACCACATATCTTGTGTTAAATCCTTTCCTACTCCATATCGAACTTTAATCTTATGTGTTGTATTAGAAAGTATTGTATCTGCTTGCTGCTTTTGTAAAGAGCCAGTTTGAGGAATAATTTTACACCATATAGGTTTATCCTTTATCTTACCAGGCTTAAATACATATTCATCTAATTCTTCATCAAGAACCTTTATGTTTCCCCAAACTTCAATTTTCTTATCTAACCTTTCAGTTTCTGCCATGATATCACCCTCATATACTTATAGCTTTCAATTGTGGCATAAGGCACATATCAAATGCAAATGAAAATTTTATTTCACCAGATTCTAATGACCATATATCATTTACACCTATAGTTAGTGTTGCAATACCTAATTCACTTTCAAGAGCAATTTGAGTTATACCTGCATTTAACATATATTGTTTTACCGCTATAGTTTTGATTAATAATTCAGAATCGTTATAATCTGAATCATCTGCTTTTAATCCTATTTTAACTTTTTCTAGAATTTCATCGTCACTCATAAATGCCTCATCCTTTCTATTCTTTTATATCAGATATCTCTACAAGAAATGGAACTAGAATAATTTTTAATCCTGTTTTTTTCATCTCAATTTCTATTTTTTCATGTAGATTTTCATGCTCTTGTGTTGTTAATGGTTTAATAGCTTTGAAATATATTACTGTTTCATCTTTCTTAATTTCTTTAGCATCTCCAACCACTATATCAGTTTCTTCAGTTACTAAATCTTCTGCTCCTTTTTTAGCCATTAATTACTCCTCCCATTCCTATGATGCGTTATATGAATAATATACAAATGTTTCTTTAGGGAATGTTCCTTTACCACCACTGTATAACTTACCTCTCCATACTGTCTTATCTTCGCTAAATTTTTCTGAAGTATTTGATTCTATGGTGAATGATTCTGATTCATTTACTATATATGTGCTTAAGTCACCATATAAGATTGAATCAGCATCAGGCATCTGTGAAGTAAATATAACTGGTTGTCCTGCAATTAAGTAAGGAGTAGCAGTTCCAAAATTATCTTGACCTGGCTGCCCTTGAATTAACGGTGTAACTGTTACAATTGGTTTTCCTGTTGAATCTGTTAATGCAAAAAATTTGTTAAAGAATGTGCTTCTCTTCATAACCCAAGTTGCATTATCTCCATAAGGGCTTTCCACACCTCCCATTATTCCTGCTATGCCTTTCCAATCTAATACAGAATAAGTTTTTGCTACGGACGGTGCTGCTTTTAAAGCTGTTATAATCCCTTCAAAAGTTGAAGTTGTAAGCGTACCATTTAATACATAGTTTTCACAAAGTAATCCTATATATTTTCCTATTTCAACTGATAAATATTGTTCAAATGCTGGAATGCTATTTCTAAGTAATAAGTTTTTAACTGTGATTGTTGCTACAACAGCCATTTGACTTATCTTAACTTCCGTGAATGAGAATGTAAGCTCCGAACTTCCATCTGCTTTATCTTCGGTAGGTGAATCTACATTTCCTATCGGTAAGGATACGTCTCCTGTAAATCCAAACTTAGTTATAGCACTATATAACTTACCATATTGCTTTATAACATAATATACTTTATTTAAAGTTGTTTCCGGAACTAAATATTCCGAACCAGTTGTAACACCTTCACCATTCATACTAGTAACAGATCTTTTACCAAAGGCCATTATTTCCGAATCTTCTTCACTAACTTTATTATTTAAGAAACTTCTGTAAAATGCATCTCTATACTTTGCTGATGATCTGTAATTTTCTTCTGTTATTTCATTTCCTTTTAAATCTTTTAACATTCCAAGTCCTCCTCTTTTCTCAACTGGTGCATCTTTAAGTTTTTCTCCTATTTCATCAAGCCTGGCTGATATTGACCTTATATTTTCAGCCGTTCCATTTAAATCTTCAACTGACATATCCCTATGATTTTTACATTTTTCTTTTAGCTCTGATCTCTTCGCTTCAAGTTCTGTTTGTTCCCTTTTTAATTCTGCTATTTCTTTTTGTGTTAATTTCATCTTATTCCCTCCTACATACATTCAATAAATTTTAATATAGCTTGCTTTTTATCTTCATCTTCTTTATTTCTAGTATTCATTTCCATTGATGAATCATCATTATTATTCATGCTCATAACCTTATTTGCAGGACATGTACATGATTCGCATTGAGAACAATTATAATTGCAAGTAACGCATGGTTTATCAACTTTAGGGCAAGTGCAATTAGTGCATGCTAAATCACATGTATTATTTGTTATTATTGCATTTTCATTCTGATTATCAGTTATAACTACTGTTTGTTCATATGCTGGGAATGTTACAATACTAACTTCATAAACTTGATTTATCTTTGTTACAACATCTATTTTATTATCCCAATCAGTAGCTACCATTGACTGATTATCAAACCAAAAACTCATTCCATCAACTAATTCCCTCTCAACCCTATCATAAACATAATCATCTAAGAATGTATTACCTAATGTGACAGTAACAAATAATCCAATATCATCAACAACAGCAGTAAGATTCTTGCCATATCTACCTAGTACCATTGATGTATCATGATTAAATAAAATAACTAGGTTAGAAAAATCCACTGTAGCTAGAGCATTTTTATCTATTTTTTCAACCCACTTGCTTCCCATATTTGGACGTCCATAAACATCAAATAATATAGGATAACCTTTCAATATTCTAACCTTCTGACCATTTATTTCTTCTATGGCCGCTCTAAACTTGGACTTTGTATTTTCAAAATTAACTTTTCTTTTATTTTGTGATATTAGTGGCGACTTTTTCCCCTTAACTTCCAAACTAATTTCCTCCTTTACTTCCCATCTTCTGGGTTATTTAGTATTCCTCCAACTTCATAAATTCCTGGTTCAAGTGTTTCGAAATTCTTATTTCCAAGGAACTTGTCAAGTTCTGCTGGACCTCTTGGCATTCCAAGTCTACGTCTTATTTCATTTCTATTCATAATAGTTCCATAAACCATTTCTTTATAGAATGAGGTTTTTGCTGACAATGTACTTATTTCTAAGTCAATTGTCTCAGCTTGTATTTTGTTAAAAAAAGATATCTCTGTGCTAGAAAATAACTTGTATGTTAGCTCTTCTTCAGCTTGATATATAATTGGTTTTAATTTATTATCAACAAATTGTTCATAAGCTAATTCATCAGCAGTTCCATTAATAATTTCATATGATGTTCCAAAATAGTTATAGAGCTGCTTTATTACCTCTGTTAATAACTCAGTATTTAATGGACTATTTTTAAAGTTAAATGGCAATAACTCATATTCAGCGCCTATCATTCCCATACCAGTAGTATTTTCAGATGTCAAAAAAGTATCTTTAAACTCCTTAAGCTTTTTCTCCATATCTGATGATTTCAACTGTGATTTAACTTGTAACAATGCAGATATTCTTCCACTTGTTTCGCTATCGCCAACAGCTTGATTCTGCATAGTTCCAACTATTTTGGTATAATTCCCTGTAGCTTGTTTAGCTGCTCCACCTTTAAAAGTTGGAAATCTCTGTAGGTGAATAATATCATCATAGTAAAATGAATAATTCAAGTTTCCACTAAAGACAATTATCAACTTTCCATTTTCGTCCTGAGTAAAATCAAATTGTGTAAAAGGAAGTACATATAAAGCTGCTAAAGTTCCATTATCATTCCACTCAGGCATTGCAAAAGCATTATTGGCTACAAGATAATTAGTAATCATCTGTGTCCAAAATACTTGGGGCCCTTGATACTTATTAGTTCTTACATTTAGTACATAGTGAAAACTATCGTTTATCATTGTCATGCTACCTTCGGTGTCGCCTCTTATATGGTAAAATGGTACACTCGCTATTTTTTCAGACACAAAATTAATAGCTGTTCTTACTTCTGGAATATCATATAATTGTCTATTTACCTGAAGAATAGAATATCCTTGATTAAGCATATTTATAAGCTTAGTCGCTGTCAGTTCGTCTCTCTTAAAATAACTTTTTATACTGTTAAGTAGTCCTATGTTTCTCACCTCCTTTCAGTAATTAAAAATTTTTTCATTTTTATAATTATTTTGTACAAATTTGTGCTTTTTCTAATATTGCAACTGGCTCATATCTAATCCGAATAATTACAACGGTACAACCAATTTTTTCAGAAAGTTCATCTTCCCTTTTTTAAATTTCTTCTCTTTCTATTACATTTGTTTTTAATAATAAAACATCATCCTTTTTAACACTTATTTTTGTTAATTTTTCTATTGGTATTATTTTTTCTTTCATACTTATTCCCTACATTCCTCTCTAAATATTTTTTCATCTTTTAAATTACTGATATTCTTCAAACATATCTTTACACTTTGTATAAGCAATATAAGCGCATAAAAAAGACACATATCCATCAATACGTGCCTTTGATTTTGATTTATCTGGTTGTATATCATTATTAGGCATTGTTATTTTAGCAGCAGTATTTGTGGTACACCATCTAAACAAACCATTATGCCTACTGAATTGTATTATTTCATCTTCAAACAATACTCTAGTTTCTTTCATAGGCTCTGATAAACTCTTTGCACCCATGGCTACTGGAAATAATACCCCTCGACCTTCTTTGTTTTCTAACGGAAATCCATTCATAGCCATATCTTCGCTCCATTCATCAAAGTGCCATCTATCAGCACCAATTTTCCAAAATGTAACTTGATATTTTTCTGATAATTCAAGAAACCATTCAGTAATATCACTTTTTTTAACTAGACTTCCTTCACATATTTTGAGTAATTCATTGTTAAGTGGATCGAGTGCATTAGTATTACAAAAACTTTCATATGCCATTTTATCAGCCTTTGAATTTTGTTCAATTCTAGATTTTGCTATAAAATATTTTTGGAATAAATATAATTTTCCATTCAGAGGTATTAATGCTGAAGCACAACATAAATCTGTTGTCTCTGCTAAATCAGCTCCACCTGCTGCATATTTATCCTGTATCATATCCAAGTTCATATCAATAGCACATCTATCTACATCTTGTAAATTAAAATAAACTACGCTCATAGAGCTTGCTCTATTTAAATGTTTTGCTAAGAATGATGGCATTTGAGCAGGATCTTTTAAAGCTTTTTGATATTCACCTTCAAGATAACTCATTGTTGGTCTTGCTTCAATTAATCCTGGATTAGCTTTCACCCAGCACTTTCTATCTTCTACTTTGTCATCTTCGTCTATTCTAAATATAATCGGGAAAAGTCTTTCTTTACTTTCACCATTCAGAACAGCCTCACATCTTTCAAGTACACTATCAAAAATACCTTCTCTTTGGAATCCAAAAGTACTGATAATAAAAATTAAAGGTTGTGTCCTGGCTCCCATGGCAGATGAAAATACATCATAAGTATTTCTGTCTTTTATAGCATGCATTTCATCAATAACAACACAATGAGGATTTAATCCATCTTGTGAATTACTGTTTTTGCTGCCTGCCTTCATATAACTATTTCCAGCAGGGAATAAAAACATTTCTGAATTATCCTTATCTCTTCTAGTTTTTACATGAGGTTTTAAAGCTTCACTACCTAACGCAAAGTTTTTAGCAGCTTCATATACTATACTTGCTTGTTGTTTTTGTGTTGCAAGGCACCACACTTGTGCTGCTGGTTCTCTATCACACATTAGCATAAAATCAGCTATCGCTGAAACAAATGTGCTTTTCCCCCATTTTCTAGCAACTAACAACGCCATTTCTTTAAAATATCTTACTACCATGTTTAATTCAGTATCATATATTTTAAATCCGAATACACATGCTGCAATATATTTTTGTTCAATGCTTAATTCCAAAGGTTGTCCTGCCCAACGACCTTCTCTATGTTTTACTAATCTACAGAAATCAATAAATGCTTCAACATCTGTATCATCATAAAATATAGTTTTGCTTTTAAGAAGTTTCTCAATTAATTTTTTAAGCTTCTTAATATCTTTTCCATGATTTTTAGGTTTTGCTGAAACATAATCATGCCACTCTTTTATATATTGTGGAACTTCAATCTTTGTTTTAGCCATTCTTACCACGATTTATTATATTAAACAATGGATCATTTTCATTTGTTTTTTTGTTTGGCTTTTCTGGCATGAGATCAGTTAATTGTTTCATTATTCCCATGTGATTTTTTATCATAGTATTATATATTTCAACCTCTGGACTTTTCTTTGTACCAAACTGATTCTCCCCATTTTTATATTCACTAACTGTTCCTTCACAATTTATTGTTTCCTGAAGATCTTCTAACGTAACTGTCATGAAAGCAGCATTTTTTATTAATGAAGATACCTTATCCATAGTATTTTGTGGCATATCTTTGAATAATTTTTTGAGTCTATTGATCTCTTTTTTTATTCTCTTTTCTTTTTCTTTCTTTTGTAAAAGTCTTTCTTCTTCAGTTATTTCCTGTGATAAAATATCATCTTTCATTATTTACACCTTCCTTCATACCACACCCCTCATGCGTGCAACCCTCGAGTGAAAAAGAAGCTCCCCTATACGGTCTTTTAAGATTTCAAAAATTTAGCTTCCCCCGGGGGGATTAAAAATTTTTGTAGTCCAATACTTCTATCATGTTCTTCTTCATGGCAATCGTTGCAAATGTATTCTAAGTTATTAGGATCGTAAGCAACCTTCCAATCATTCTTATTCTCATCTGTTAACCACTTCTTATGATGCACTATCTTACCAGGTACTATCTTACCTTTCTTCTTGCACCTCTCACATAGTCCATTACTTCTAGCTATTACATACGCTCTTGCTTTCTTCCATTCTTTTGTTTTATATATTTCGCTATGCCTAGCCATGTTACCACCTTATCCTTATGTGCCCTGCATCCCATGCATGTATCTGCTATATTGGATAATAGCAAGTCAGTACGCTTTAACGTCCTCTAATATATTCTTAATAATATTAGTGCTCGGATTTGAACCGAGACAGCACATAGTATTTATTAACTAATTATTTTTTCTTTCACTATTTTTAAAGCATTCTTTTATCCCCGAATATTTATTTAACTTCAATTTCTCTATGTCACAAGTCTTATACCTATCACAGGCAGGATTACCGACCTTACATATACATACCAATTCATGCTTCTTCCATCTTGTATAACATTTATATATCGGCATAATCCTTAACCCATATTCCTATTAAATATAAAAAGAATCCCAAATAAATAGGATTCTTATTTCAAAAGTAATTTTATATAATTTTTCTATATTATCATTATATTTCTTTTATCTCCCTTTTAAAACCCTCTCTTTTCCCTCTATTTTCCTTTTGTCACCAGGTAAATCCTTTTATTCCGTCTAATCCCCATAGATATTCTGAAAGCTTGCTTATCATTTCATCGCACCATATCTTAGGACTATTTTTTCCACATCCTAGTTCACCACATATATGTTCATAGCTTCTGATTTCTTTATTTATATAATGCATTTCAAATGCTTCATACTTATACAACGTACCTTCTTTTATCTGCTCCTCTTTCAATAGCTTTAGTGCCATGTTTATATGAGTCATCATCATTTCAGTTTTAATTTTACTTTGCAATATACTTAATATGAACAACTCATCACAATCATTAGTTTCTAAATCAATGTCAACAACGCTTTGCAAATCTTTCATAGTAGATATACCATATTTAATATGTGATTTTAATCTCGAATAACTTTTCATAAGCTTCTCTGTTCTTTTAAATCCCCATTCTCTACGTTGTTTCTCTTTCTTCTTGTCATATTTTTCTATAGCTTTTTCAATTATTTGATTCATTTCTAATTCGTTTGTTATTTCCACTTATATTCACCTCTTAACCAATTTTAAACTTTATTTATACAACTAATCTTCGATATTCATTTCTAAGATTTTCTTGAGATAATTGAGCATATATTTGTGTTGTGCTTGGAGTAGTATGTCCAAGAATACCTTGTACACCTTCTATTCTCATACCAGAATTTAATAATCTAGTTGCTTGGGTACGTCTGAATTTATGACAATGTACCCTTTCATCTACTCCAGCTCTATCCTTTATCTTTGCTATTATTAATTGTAATGCTCTTACTTTTATATGATTATGTGAACCTCTCTCTGATATAAATAAGTATTCTGATTCTCCTTCTCTTGATTTTAAATATCCCTGCATGTGTAACTTAGCTCTTGTAGAAAAGAAAACCATTCTCTCTTTACTGCCTTTGCCAAATACTTTTATACTTCTCTCCTGCCAATTGATATCTTTTAATTTGATATTATCTAATTCACTAATTCTACAGGCAGTACTGTCTAAAAGTTCAAATAGAGTTTTTTCCCTTTCATTCACACATGCCTCTCTTAACCTCTCCAAATTTTCAGGCTGATATGGTTGTAATATCACACGTGGTACTTTTGTTTGTTTTAATTTAAATGCAGGATTTTTAATTATATATTCCTCTGCTTGCAACCATCCGAAAAAGCCTTTAAGCATTGTTATATATCCATTAACTGTAGTAGCCTGTTTTTCTTTACCCATGAAAGCTAAGAACATTCTTAAATCCATAGTAGATATAGTAGAACATGGTTTTGTAAAAAATCGATCTAATTTATTTAGGAATAATCTATAATTATCTAATGTTCTTTGACTCAAACCTTCTAGCTTTTTACAAGCCAGATATATAGCTGCCTTTTCTTCTATATCACTTGCTACTAGATCAGTGCATTTTGATTGAATCTCATAATTATATAAAGTCTCATCAATTGTCTTTTTAACCTCTAATTGCAAACTCAAGTTTTGTTCTAACACTGGTAATAATAAAGTTAATTTTCCTAACAATCTTATACTGGCCTCTTCGTTTAAGTTGCTCACATTATCAAATCCTTTCTTTAGTTTTTTGTAATATTAATAGAATCATCTGAATATTTGTTTTAAAATCGTACATAATATAATTGGTTATTGATTATATTATTATTTAAAAAATCCATTGTATGCCCTTTAATCGGGGCATATTTTGCGTTTAATCTACGGAAGTGCTTGGCCCTTTAGTATGATATATTAATATTCCCCTTCTGATTCTGACATCCAACAGATTCCATAACGTCTATCATCACTTATTCTTGTACACTGTCCTTTGCAATTATCAATACAATTAGTGTCTTTGCAATCTGATTTTTCTTTTTCAATTTCCATGTTCTCACCTTCAATCAACTCTATTTCATCATTTCCATATAATTTAATTCCAGTATTAGTGGTATGGACATATGTAAACCCATTATCCATATCACATTTTACTTCCCCAATTTCACCAGTTTCGATAATTTTTACTTTATCCCCGTTTTCATAAACTTCATTCTCTTCTATAAACATCTTATACACCTCCAATATTAGAATTACGCACTATTGTTCGTTATTCTTAGAACCAATAGTAAGTGTTTTCCCTAATGCTTTAAAGATTTTATCTGCATATTCAAAGCTTATCTTTCTTTTACCAGCTTCCCAATATTCAATAGCTCTCGAACTACATCCAGCTGCTTCTGCTAATTTTTTAGTAGATAAATTCTGCTTAGTTCTTTCTGTAGCAATCATTAATCCTATATCCATCACTTAAACCTCCGATTTTAATAATCTTCTTCGCTTGGGTATTTAACTATTTCATCTTCTGCACCTTCTAAAATTTCTTCGAATACCCTTTCAAAAGGTTCTCCCCAAACTGTATTATTGGAATCTGAATCTACAGCATCTCTAAATCTATTTACTATAAACTCAGCAAATTCTCGTCTTTTACCTCTTTTAACCTTTGCTGGACTTTCACCATCAAGTTCATAATTACTTGGACTATTTTCAAATAACCACGCTAAATCTTTTAACGATATCTCCATTTTCAACTTTGTATTTGTTATCTCAAATTTCATTACTTGATCTTCAAATTTTTTACTCATCATTTTACCTCCTAGAATTTTAGTATGGCGAACTATTCCCAAACTAGTCCACCTTTAAAATCATAAGTAAATCCTATTTTTTCTAACATCTTTTGATACTCTATTTTCTTATTCTTAAACTGCTCTATCCCTTTATCAGAAAGTGTTGTGTCTCCTGGTTCTGCATCTGCCCAACAATCACCATTTTTAATATCTTCTTCAGTATAAACATAGAACTCACAGTTATCTTGAACCCATTGAGCAAACTCATTATCAAGGTATTCTATAATACTTCTCAAGTAATACGGTCTATTTAAATACTGAGCTTTCTTAATTTTTTCAGGAATGTTTTCTATTTCTAATACCCTTTTAACTTGAGAATCATATATTGTGGCTTCTTCATAAAAATCTGCTCCTGCATCCATTAATACTTTTGTACCATCTGTTATAAGCGTTATGCCAACCATTTCAGTATTTGAATGACATCTCTCTTCCAATTCATTTTTTATTCTAATTTCACTCTCTAGAACAGATTCTTTTTGTTGCAATGCTATATCACTCAAATTTATTGCCAAATATAAATCTAATCCTGGAATATTAGCCTCTTTGTAATTAGGTTTATTTATTACTCTTGCCTTAGTTCCACCTTTTATGAAATATTCTCCAAACTTCATATCATTTTTAATTACACAGTACATAAAATTCCTCCTTATATTTTCTAAAACATACTTACTTGAAAATAATCTAATTGAGCTTTTACCCAAGGCTCGTACTCTTCCCATTTACAACTCTTATAAATCCTTGAATTAACCCATCTAGCAAAATGTTTTAACCTAGTATCTTTCTTTTGGTTATATATCATTACAAATGGATCAACTTTTAACTCTCGAAGTTTTCTAAATCTATACATATCTTCATCAAAGTTTGTATTGAATCCAACTAACATAAAGCACATGTGTTTATATGGTTTAATAAATTTACTTAGAGTATTTATGCCTTCCATAACCTTATCCTCAAAAGCCATCAAGTCCCAAGCATAATGAATTGACCTTAGATGTTTTACTTCACTTAATGCTTTTGCTATATCTTCATTAATTAGCCTTACATCACAACCTTGATTGATATCTACTATTAACTTTCTATCTCTAATTTCATGCAACTTATCAATTGCATTAGGATCTGCTGTAAGATTATTATCATGAAGAATAATCACATTTGATTTAGGATTTATAATATCCTTAATTTCAGCAACATTATGAAACTTACCTTCCTTTTTTGGCACAAAACAGAATCCACATTCTCTTACACATCCCCTTGAAGTAAATCCCATGCCTGCATTAACTATCTCTGTAGCCTTTTCAAGTTTACGTTTCTTGGTCATAATACCTTTCATTCTACTTGCAATTTCTTCTGCTGAATACAAATCATAGTCTGGTATCATATGCTCTATTATTGGATCAAGTTCTTTATTTATATCCCAACCAGTACCACCAATTTCAATCTTATCTTCATATTGCTTCTGGAGCTTTGAACAAATATCTTTACTTCTAGTAAAAATAGCACTGGCAAATATTCTTTCATATTGTTTGTTAGGTTGTACAAATTCCACTTCTTCCCCTAATCCTTTGTAATAACTGCTTAATTTCATTAATGCCAAATTGGGTATTTTACTATCAATATCTATTAATCCTATAGCCAACTTTTTCACCTCTTTACATTAGTATGTAACTTTGCTGCATAATGTTTTAGTATTACGTATTACTTTTTTTCTCATAACCATTACATTTAGTATCATTATCCAAATTTAAATCACCATCAGGATCAAATTGACAACCTATTATAGTTGCTTCCAGAGTACACTTATATAATGGTGAACCACCTTTTGTTTGATAATTTTTACTTTTTCTTTTGCTAATATGTTTACAATCAGTATTCAAACAATACAGCATCCTTTCACCTCACTTTACTACGTCAAATCTACAAACTAACCACTAACTAACTTTTATATTTGCGCCCCATTTATCATTAAATTCTTTAACCTTCTGCTCTAATAGTTTTTTATACTCTATAGCCTCTTCTTCATTTTTAATAACTTCATAGGTCACTTTTGTGCCATTTCTATTTGTTTTGCCTATTTTCTTTACCTTAAAACCTCTTTCAGTTTCAAAAGTATATAATAATAAAATTGAATACTCATATACCTTTTCATTTTCCTGCTGCATTTTTAAATCAACTGCTGAATATGTTTTTTGAAATCCCATTACTTGTATTCCTTCCATAGCTCTATCCTCCATATTTAAAATCTAGTTTCAAATCCCCAACTTCTAATTGCTTTAGCACCTCGTTTTAAATTAATCCGTATTTTTCTATATGACCATCCTATAAATGGAGGCTTATTCATCAAAATTTTGGCACTTCTATTTAATTTACGTTGCCTAATATTCATTACTTATTCTCCTACGATCTATATTTATTACTACTTAATAATCTTTAAATCCGGCTTACTTCTTTCTTTTTGATATTCTTCAGAAAATTCATTTATGTAATAGTCATAATTACATTTAACTTTTAATAAACCTTTTCTTTCATCCCAACTAAATCCGTATATTTTATTAATTTTTATAGATGTATCTTGTTCATAAACTGTCCATATATCATGTTTCCACATACCTATTGGCGGTATTTCTGAATATAGATCAAAAGGTATACTTGAATCTATATTTCTTATGCATCCTTTTTCATCTATGCTAAAGAATAAACATCCAGTTTCATTTCTGTTTATATCTTTCCCAGGACATTCACCACCATGTTTATTATTTCTTTTACAATAAGCACATTCTAAACGATTTGGTAAATCTTTTGGTCTATCCACCTGCAACACCTCATTTTCATTGTGTGGGGGATTTCTCCCCCACTTTTTGCAGTAACCTTAACATTAGCAATTGTAATCCCTGCTGCTAACACTCCTAGTCCTGCAAGGCTTAATAATCTCCATTGACTTTTATGCCTATAATTCTTATTCTTTTAAAATTTAGAGCTATCCATTTTCCTAGCAATGCATATGCCTTGAATGTTTTAGTAGCTCGTTTAGATCCACTAACATATTCTAAAGTTATTTCTAATTTAGTTTTATTTTCTTGTTTCTTTTCAATAAGTTTTTTAAATTCCATTATTACTTCACCTTCCTATTTAATTTACTATTGCTTTGATTTTAGCCACTGCATACATATCTCATGTCTATTTTTATACTTACATGTGATTGCTAGATCACAAAGTCCTGAACATCCATTTCCTCCGCCTATGCCAGTACATCTTTCACATAAGAACTCTGCCATTTCATCCATTGTCATTTCTTTTATTCTGTCAATAACTTTTTTATCTAAATACTGCGGAACCTTTTGCTCCACTATTTCGCCAGTTTCTTTATTAATTACATCATTGTCCACAATTACCAAATCAAAATTATTATCTTCACTTTCCTTGGTGTCCGAAACGGACACCGTTTCTTTTCTGGTCTCTTGAACAATGGTTGTTATATCTTTAGATTTTATTTCTTTTCCACTTGATAGCTTTTCAACTATTTCCTTTTGTTCCTCTTCAGGTAATCTACTAATTTTATGTGCTAATGTAATTCCAATTTTTCCTTCTCTGAATTGCTCCCTAGCTTCTTCAGTAAGATTATTATTAATGCCTTCCATCCTTGCAATCTGTGTTCTGCTTGTATTCATTAATTCGGCTACAATGTTTCTTAATTTTCCTTTTATCTCTAGGCCATCTTCATCTCGTGCTCTTACTAATGCTTTTTTCAGCCTTAGGGCTTGTTCAGTTTCTTCATATGGAGTAAGCTTTCTAGTAAAGGCATTTCCTACTATAAGAGATAATTCAAACATAGCTTCTGTCATATCTTTATAAAGATACTCAACTTCTTCATATTCTCTATGTCCTCTTTCGATATTAAGAATATTAGCTAAGTTTCTTCTATGACCACTTATTATTTTAAATTCTCCATTTACACGGCCTAATACACTTGGTTGCTGCTGTCCTACCAGTAAAAAAGTATCTGCTAATTCCTCAATGTTATCCTGACTATAAAAGTTACTTTGCGAAGGAATTACATCATAAGGATTTAACTTTATTCTTTTATAATCTTTTGTGTTGATTTCCTTAATTCCGTTACTTTTGTTATTTACCAGATTCATCATATTAAATTTTTTGCTCATATCCAGCCACCTCATATAACTCTGGATTCTGATAAATAGTTCCTATAATTGTATCAATAGCAGTTTCAGAGAATAGCGGCACCGCTCTTTCCTCTTTATGATTTGTAATCCACCAGCAGCATTCATCAAATTCAATTACTCCTGTTATTTCTTCATCTCCCATTGTTCCTGCCTCTCTCTTTACAATAAAGCCTTGGTATATTTCTCTGTTTTTAATATCATTTTTATTGGCGTACTGGATAGGTATTAAATGAGTATTAGCCGCTGTTCCTTCTAAATTTCCACTTCTATCAAAGCTTTGCACTGTTCCATCTGCTATAGCTATACTACAATTCATATAATCAACTATTTCTTTTGTTTTACTATTAACAAGCTTGAATTTTAATTTAGATCCCATATTATCTCTCCCTTCTATAACTTTAAATATTCCTCTACAAGATCTATATAGTCTCTTGATGCATTACAACGTTTTGAGAACTCCAATAATGGTAAATTTTCAAATGTACTTTCTTCAACCTTTACTGTCCTTCTTATAACTGTATCTAGGATTGGATATTTAGAATTATTTCTTAACTCCTCTAACTTACTTAAATTCATTTTATTTTTAGAAAATTGAGTTATAAAGCATCCTTTTAATTTTGCTGTCTCTACATTGTTTATCTGTTCTATAAGCTCCTTCATTCCATCAAGAGCAAATTGATCTATCCTTATTGGAATTAATACGTCATTTGATGCTACTAAAGCATTAATAACACTTAGATTTATATCTGGTGGATTATCTATAATGCAATAATCATATTCACTTTTCACCTGGTCTAATGCATCTTTTAATATTGCTGCTTTTTCTTCTATTTCATCATCTGTTATAACTGAAATATTTGCTTCTAATAAATCCATATTAGCCGGAATTATATCTAAATCTTTGTACCTAGTTTGTTTTATAACTGTTTTTACATTTATACAGCTTTCTACCATAATATCTGCTATACTTTTAGTCGCATCTTTAACACCAAATAATCTTGATGTATTACCTTGTTTATCATTATCCACAATTAAAACTTTTTTATTGTGGATTGTTGATAAAATATGTGCAATATTTACACTGCTGATTGTCTTACCAACTCCACCTTTTAAATTAATAATTGAAATAACTTTCATGCTCATAATTAAAACCTCTTTTCTTATTTTTTTATTTAATATCTTCCGTAGGAAAGCTTTCTTGCAATCTTCTCCATATTTTGAAAACAATGATCTTTAGCTTGTCTCTCTCCAATTTCCCTTAACTGTCTTCTCTTTTCAATATCACTAACAGTTTGCTTCATAAGTTGATGTGGCGTGAATTTTTGTTTATATTTCAACCTTTTCACCTTCTCTGCATTTAAATATTTACTATTGTTCTAGGTCTCATCAAGTATTCTTCTATTAATTCTTTTGCCTCTTGCCAACCATAACAAACCTCAACCATATATCCCTGTTCTATTAGATCCTTTATCCATTTCTTTTGGAGGTCTGTGGTCTTATTTCTACCAACTTTCAACTCAATATATAATCCAAAATATCCATCTCTAGCTACTGGTAAAAATAAATCTGGTACTCCTGCTTTTACACCCTGTCTTTTTAAAGAAACAGCCTCTTTCTTATCTCTTCTCCCACCATTAGGCACATGGTATAACAATGATAACTCTGGAAACTTCTGCGTATTCCACATTGCCCATTGAAATAAAAATATTTGCTCTTGTGATTCTTTTGTTGATAACATCTAATTCCTCCTATTCTTTACTTAAATACTCTCTTACTGCATCTATCCAATCTCTAAGATCATCTTTATTTTCATCAAGATTTAAATCCCAATCTCTTATTGATTTATCTATTTTTTCAAGCACTTCACTTGCATGTCTACATTTAGCCTTTAATCTTGATATTTCACCATCTCTTTTTACTTCTTGCACAAATACTGATGCCTTTTCATGGCTCATTATGCTTTCACTTCCCTTCCAGGTATTTTTATAAGTGTATATGTTAAATATTTATATCCTGTGTATTGATCTGTATCGCTATAAACACTTTCCTTTTCCACATAGTACCCTTTTATAGGTTTTGGCTCTTCCAAATATTTATTAGATCTAACTATTTCTATTTCCGGCTCTGGAATAATTAAATTTTTACTAGAGTAATATCTCTTACGCTGAAGCTCTTTTGTTGTTGAAGAATATTTAATAAAGTAATTTGCTAATTTTTTATATTGTCCATTGGTGTTTAATGGAGTTACATGAATTCTTCCTTTTGTCCAACATTTACGTAAAATTTTAATTGGTATTTCATTAATAACTAAATGATGATGTCTAGCTCCCTTTTGTCCTATTTCCATTACATGTATATACTTCAATTCCATACCCAATTTTTTATATTCTTTTCTCAACTGTTTTAAGCACTCACTTATATCTTTTCTCATTTTTTCTTTTCCATCTGGTTTGTTTTCTAAAGTGTAATCAAAAACAACATGGTAGTCTCCATCCACATAATTTTCATTCATTATCCATCTCAATTTATCTTCCGCATGTCTCTGATTGATTTTCTCTTGTTCCTCTGTTGTAATTCCAACTCTATCTCCTCTTTTTATTCCTTTAGCTTTATACTTACTTGTAAAATACTTTTTTATCTCTATAGTTGCACCAGCTTTTATAGTCTTTTTTACGTATGGCATATACTCCCTCTCTTTTCTCATCTGTTTTATTTATTAATGTCTATATTGGTCCTAGAGTTAATATAATTATCAAGTCTCAAAGCCTTGATTTCCTTGATTTTTTGCCATACATTTGGTATACTATTTTTGCAGAATACTTTAATAAATGTATGGATTAACTACTATGATCGCTCGAACAATCATAGTAGCCTTTTTTATTTTTGTAAATATTTAACACACACCTCTACATTTCATCATTTTTAATTGTTCTTTTACCACTAACTTGTCCAATTCTTGGCTTAACTTAATTGTGATAAGTGATTCTTTTCCATTTTCTTCAATGCTTTCAATAAGTTTTTCTCTTAATTCTTCCATAACCTTGCTACCTCTTAATTTCATTTAAGCAGCTCTTACAAATGTTCTTACCTTTATAATTAATTACATCTCTTCCCTCGCCGCAGAATATGCAAGCTGGCTCATACTTCTTTAAAATTATCTGCCCACCATCTACATAAATTTCTAATGCATCTCTTTCTGCAATATCTAAAGTCCTCCTAAGCTCTATAGGAATTACAATCCTTCCTAACTCGTCTACTCTTCTTACTACTCCTGTTGATTTCATTTTTAATTTCTCCTTTCAATTTTTATTAATTTAAATTAATTAGCTTATTATTGTTCTATATTAAAAATTTATTTAATAACATATATTGGAAATACTTTTTTCTTTTAAGTAAAAAACTTAAAATTTTAAGGCCTTTCAGCCTATCTTTAGTTTTTTGAAAAACTTATATATTATTGACTCTTCATTTTTTCCAAATCAGCAGCCCATCTCTGACATAGTTCAATTTCTTTTTCCATATCAGCATCCTTGTGAGTATCAATAAATTCATCTATATAATCATGATATTCCTCTTCAAACCATAGCATTTCTTCACCATTTTCTTTGGCTTCTTTCACTTCTTCGGCAAACTCTTCAGGATTAGTTTTATAGCGTTTCAATTCATCATAAACTGTAAGAAACTCTTCTACATCAATCCAATTTCCCAACAAGTAACGCAACAAGGTATCATCTGGTGACATTCCGAACCAGCAACGTTCAAACCATTGTTTTGCCATATAACGCTCATCTGAACCATTTGAATATGTTCCATTAACTAAATCCCCTATGAAGTTCTCTAAAAGCTCTCCAACCGTCAACCCGCATCTTCCTGCTTTTTCTGATATCCTTTCACAATCTGCATCAGATAATTTAATCGTGATTGTACGCTCCTTGATAGTTTTTATTTCTTTTTCCTGTTCTTTATCACAGTTCATAAAATATGCCTCCTTAAAATTATTCTTCTACAAATCTGCTCTTACCAGTTCCATCCTTATTAATTGGAGAAACCATACATCCTATATTAAGTGGTTTCATTTTTTTAATAGCTTCATCTAGTTCCTGTTCATTATGAATTCCATACTTTAACAAGGCTTTCTTAACCGCCTCAATCTTTATATTCCTCATGCTTTCTGGTAATTTGGGTTGCTGCTCTTGTTGTACTTCAAGAGCAGCTTTTTTCATATTTTCTTTTTTCATTTTTACTCATCCCCCTAATTTCACTTAGTTAAGTTTTTCCCTATCCATTCCAGCAATCATTCCTTGTACATAAGCAAAAACTGTTTTTCGCTTCTCTCCTGGAAGTTTCGAAATCTCTTCCATTAATTCTTCAAATTGAAGCAAGTTTTTATCTGTTAGTTTTTCTTTTTCTATTTTTTTCTTAATCATATTTATACCTCCTCTTTGTTTTTAACTATATTTTTTACCCTTTAACCGAAAACTACTGAAATAGAGTGTAGTTGTTTTTAAGTTATTTCAGATGTGATTTTTGTTTGTTAAACACATTATATGTCTTTATTTTGTTTGTGTCAATATATATTCTTGAGTTTTTTGTGTTTGACAAACATTTTTTTCAATGATATTATTTTCATAAGAAAGGAGGTTAGAACGAAATGGAAATTTATGAACGCATCAAAGATTTAAGAAAAAATATTTTGAAGTTAAATCAAGAAGACTTTTCAAAAAATATAGGATTGTCAAGATCTAATATTGCCAATATCGAAGTTGGTAGAATAAACCTTACTGATAGAGTTATTTCTGATATTTGCAAAGAATACAATGTAAATGAAAATTGGCTAAGAACTGGCGAAGGAGAGATGTTTAATGAATTATCTAAAGCTGAACTTGTTGCTAACATAGTTGGGAATGCTCTGCAATCAGATGATGAATTTGTTCAAAATGTTTTTATAGCGCTTGGACAGCTATCTCCTGAAGAATGGACAAAAGTTAAAGAATTTGTAAACAAAATAAAATAAAAGGCAGCTGCAAAGCCGCCTTTTATTTTCCATTTATTCCAAGAATAAATTGATAAATAATTTTTAGTTTTCTTTCATCCTCTATTTTATTTAATAATATGTAAATTTTCTTTTTAATCTCTTCCAACATTTAGATGTCCCCCTATGTATGACTATTCACTCTCCTAATTTAAAATTAATCACTATATTATAACTAATCTTGCATATCTCTATAAATTCTTCTTGTGTTATTTCTTTATTAAAATTGATAAAGTTAAACTGTATATCCTCTCGCACAATATTTAAAATAATTTTATATTCTTCTTCAGTTATTCTAGATCTTAAATCTTTTAAAAATTCTATTATCAATCTATCCCTCCTTCTAACTACTTAGCGAATATTAGTTTCCATTACATGTAAAAACTTCTTACACTTAAGCATCTATTATTAGAGAATACATTACTTAATCCCTTTATCTATCTCATTTGTACAAGTTAATTATAACATCAAAAACTGTGACACGCTGTCATAGTTTAGACATTTTCTTCCTATTTTCCCCTAGTATTATATTATTTTATGTCTAAATATGTATTATAAAGTAATAAATGATAAAATATAAAACGTAATGAATATAACAAAAGAATAAAATAAAATGGGGGATATGATGAACATAATAGAAATAGCCAGAATAAAAAAAGGGTTTAGTCAATCTGAATTGGCTAGAAGGTGTAAGCTTGCTCCAAGCTATATTTCCAAAATAGAAAGTAATAAAAGACTTCCTTCTAATGATTCAATCGTTATATTATCTAAAACATTAGATATATGCCCTGTCGAGACTTTTATCGCTTTATATTTGCATGATCAGTGTAAGCTTATTAAGGATAAGGTTATTCTTTGCACTTATTCTGATTGTAAAGAATGTTTTATAAAAAAATAATATTATCTAAAAATTTAATATTTACACGTATTATAGCACGTGTTATAATATATATGTAAGGAGGAATCCTAATGAAGTCATATTCTTCAAGGGAACTTGTTAAAATACTATTAGCAGATGGCTGGTATGAAGTTGCTTGTGTTGGAGACCATCATCAATACAAACATCCTATAAAAAAGGGTAAAGTAACTATTCCACATCCTAATAAAGATTTACCACTAAAAACGGTAAAGAGTATTTTTAAACAAGCAGGGATTATTTTAAATTAATCCCTCTTCCTTAATATTTTAAAAGGAGTGTTTATTATGAAGTGGAAAGACACATATACTTTTCCTGCTATTTTCACTTATGATAATGATGGAATATCAATTGAGTTTCCAGACTTACCTGGTTGTTTTTCTTGTGGAGAAAACACCGAAGAATCTGTCAATATGGCTAAGGAAGCTTTAGCTCTTCATTTATACGGAATGGAGGAAGATAATGACATAATTCCTAATGCTACTCCCGCAAATGAACTTAATTTAGCATCAAATCAAATTCCAATGTTAATAGAAGTTTATATGCCTCTCTATAGAACTGCCATTGAGAACCAATCTATAAAGAAAACTTTAACTATACCCCAATGGTTAAATAAATTGGCTGAAAAAAACAAAATTAATTTTTCTCAAATCTTACAAGCAGCTCTTAAAGATCAGCTTGGCATTAAGGATAAAAAATAATTTAAAGAGCTATGTAATTTCATGGCTCTTTAAAAAATAAACTGGAGGTAATATCTTGAAAAAATCCGCATTATACATCAGAGTCTCAACTACTTATCAGATTGATAAAGATTCCTTACCGCTTCAGCGTGAGGATCTTATAAATTATTCTAAATATGTACTTGGAATTGATGATTATGAAATCTTCGAGGATGCTGGTTTTAGTGGTAAAAATACAGACAGGCCCGCTTTCCAAAACATGATGAACAGAATTAAGAGTCATGAATTTTCACATTTGATTGTGTGGAAAATAGATAGAATATCTAGAAATCTCCTAGATTTCTGCACTATGTATGATGAACTTAAAGAATATAATTGCACATTTATAAGTAAGAATGAAAAGTTTGATACTTCTTCAGCAATGGGGGAATCAATGTTAAAGATTATTTTAGTATTTGCAGAACTTGAAAGAAAACTTACAAGTGAAAGAGTATCTGCTGTAATGCTAAGTAGAGCCGAGAAAGGTCTCTGGAATGGTGCTAGTGTTCCTTTAGGATATAAACATACTAAAGGAATGAAATTTCCTGTTATAGACGATACTGAAGCCAATGTTATCAAATATATATATGAGCTTTATATAAAAAACGGTTCAACTCCAAAAGTTGCATATCAATTAAACCAAGAAAAGGTAAAAACTAAACGTGGAGGTACATGGACTCCAAAAACTGTAGGAGATATCTTAAGAAATCCGTTTTATATTGGCACATATAGATATAATGTTAGAAACAGTGGCAGTAAAAGAAGATGGAAGGAAAAAAGTGAATGGGTAGTTGTAGAAAATAATCATTCAGGTATAATTTCTCCTGAATTATTTGAAAAAGCTAATGAAATGCTCTCTGATAATTATAAAGGAAAAAGGCAATACCAAAGAGAAAATACCAATACCCACATTTTTTCACAAGTTTTAGTATGTGGTAAATGCGGATCTACTTTAATTGCTGGACTTGATAGTGCTAGAAAAGATGGTTACAGACCTTCTCGTTATACTTGCTATTCCAGTCGACACGACAATATTAATAACTGCAATAATTTCATAAGTGATATAACTCTTTTACCGTTTATCTTAAATTATATTGCAAACTTTATTAATTTACAAAATAGAATAACTCAAAGGCATTCTCTTAGAGATATAGAAAGAATTTTACTTCGTGGAAAGTATTTTGCTGATGTAGAGTGCATTGATAGAAAAGGCCTAGAGGATACTTATATTGCTTTTTCTATAGGTTTTACTGATTCTTCATACAGTAATGGTCAAGGTAATGCAGAAAACAATACAAACTCTGAATTAGAAAATCTAAAAAAAGAAAAAATTAAATTTGAAAAAGCTTTGTCCAGGCTTGAAGATCTATATCTATTTGATGAGCAAGGCATTTCAAAGAAAGATTATTTATTTAAAAAACGTGATATAACTCAGCATATCCAAAAAATCAATGAGGATATCTCAGATATCAACAAAAAAAATTCTAGAGTCACAACAGATATATCATTTTTAAATAAAGCAGGTAATTTTCTTATCCACAATGAACTTACTAATAAAAAAAATATAGATTATAGAGAACTTTTACAAGCAGTGGATATTTCTCTAATTAAAGATTTCGTTAACACTGTTATCACTCAAATAGAAATAATTGATAAAAAAGTATACTCAATAACCTTTAATAATGGTATCACCCATAAGTTCTTATATAAAGTTAAACATCTTCAAGTAATTAGGACAAGAGAAAAGTTCTTGTATAGAGCATTTGAACCACAAGTAATAGAATATTTAAAAGATAATTCCTATATAACCAGAAAGGATATAGAAAATATAACTGGTATGTCACATACAAGTGCAAATGCTCTTTTACTAGAGTTAATAGATAAAGGCCTTATTGAGAAAAAAGGTAATTCGGTTGCTACAAGATACTTTTTGAAGGCATAA